TTCCTCCTGTTCTGGAAGAGGTTTGAACATATATATTACAATGAACAATATTGCCGACCTTGGTATAGTATCCATCTCGGCGAGCATATCCTACTGTGGGTGCAGAAATGTCGCCTGTTATCGTAGGAGCAAACGTCCCCGTCTCATAGTCATCCAGCTTATTAGCCGAACCAGTGCCGCCGAGGTAGACACCGCCAGAGAGGTAGAGGTCTTTGAAGCGGATATTAGACTGGCCTATGTCTTGAGTAGCATCCTCGTAGCCAACTCCAGCGTTTCTAGGGGCAATACGGTCTGGAAGAAACCCAATACCAGATGAGTTAGAAGGCCCATCTATATAAAACTCATTTACACCTAAAACCCCAATACTCCCCACAGTGGAGCCGTCCTTGCGGAACACAGAAATTGGACCGTCCGAGTTTTCTCTATTTGCATAAATAGCTACATCATTTGTCGAACTTGCGTACACATATCCAGTTGCCGATAGTGACACCCCAGACGTACCTGTAAAACTCGTGGTCCCCACCAGCAAGTTACCGCTGCTATCCAGTGTCATCGCAGTGCTTGTAGCGTTGTCGTCGATGCCTTGGCTAGTGAAGCTGCCCTGAACACTGACGTTAGACGCGAACGTAGTCGCATCCGCAATCTCACTCGGAGGGATCGTCGTCATAACAGCCGCGCCCAAATGCACAACATAGATGTTGGCCGTGCCGCTCGGAGGAGCAGACGTAAACGTAAGTGTAGTGCCAGAACAACTGTACGCGACAGTCGGGTCTTGGACCACGTTCTCTACTACAACACGAACGTCATTTGTTGCGCTAGGCAAAGACATGGTAAAGGCAACCGTGGAACCATCACCGTTGAAGCTGTCCTTAACGGTGTTAGTATACGCCTCTGCCGGGATGTTTCCGATATATGCCATTAGGTAATCTCCAGAATGCTCATCACTACGTCAACAGAAGAAGCTGTGCTTGACTGAACCTTAACACTATCCAACGTCTCAAGCACTACCTTTTGATCGCCACCAACGATAACGATAGAACCGCCACTCGGGACCGGAGCATCTTTAATCAAGTGTGTGTCGTTCGATCCGTCGTTGACCGTCGCCGTAATCAAAACCTGCGAAGCCGTGACATTAGCCACCGCCAAACCAATGACCGTAGTCGCCGTGGAACTCGGTACTGTGTAACCACCAACTGCCGTAGCCGTGGTGCCTACCGCCCGTGAAAGTTTTCTTTTGAACGTGTTTGCCATGCTGTGTTACCCCAATGCAATCGCTAGTGCCACTGCCGTGCCAGCAGGGTCTACTTGTAAGTTTGTTTGAGCGCCTGCAACATCTGAAGCACCCGTGCCGCCGTCCGCTATAGCCAGATCGGTAATACCTGTTACCGAACCACCCGTGATGTTGACAGAAGACATGGCCAAGTTGGCCGTGAAATCAAAGACCGCGGCCCCCGCGCCTCCACCGTCGGTGTAAATCAGTTTGGTGTCGCCGTCCGCTACAGTGACATTAGCTCCCGACCCCTGCGTAAACACCGCAGACTGCCCAGAGTTGTTGAACACCATGTAGGTTTTCTGAGCGTCGCTCGGAGCAATCGTGATTGTGTTTGTGCCAGAAGGCGAGCCGCCCAGAACCAAGACCTTATACATACCGTCCGACAAGGTGCCGTCCGTAGTGGTCAACGTGTGGGTTGTACCAGACAGGGCAATCGAGCCGACGCCCGTAAGAACTCGGTCAACGATCTGAAGGTTCAAGTTAGTAGTATCGCCCCAAGCACCAGACTGCTCACCTGTTGCGATAAGCTCAATGCCGTTGGCCGTTGTGTATGTACTAGGCATTTATTTCTCCTATGCCGCTATGTCCGTCCACCCTGGTGCTTGCGAAGGTTCAACCTCGACCCACCCCGGTGTTTGTGACGGTGCGATACCATTCCAGTTCGGGTTTTGATTCGGGTCGATCTGACTCCAAACAAACACAGTTCCTAGTTCGGCTGTAGCAGATACCCCCGTCACAGAGATATTCGCTTCGGCAATTACCGTGACAGTACCAACATTTCCGGTACTTTCCAAGCCTGTTACTGGAACAATGACTCGAATGCCGATGTCTACGTCGCCAAGTTCGCCTGTAGCAGCAATGCCCGCAGGTAAAACTACCGCGTCTGAGGTGACAACTACGTCGCCAAGTTCGGCTGTAGCAGATACCCCCGTTGGAAGAACGACTGCCTCGGCAACAACCGTTACCGAGCCAACACCGCTAGTAGCAACTAGCCCTGAAACAGGGACGTTGGCTTCCGCCTCCACTACTACAGACCCAACCGTGCCTGTTGCAGAAGATCCAGTCACGCCCACGTTTGCGTCAGCAGAGACAACTACGGATCCAACCGCACCCGTGCCTTCGACACCCGTTGGAAGAACAACCGCTTCAGCTATGACCGTGGTTGAACCAACGCCGCCCGTAGCCGCGACACCCGTAGGCAGGACTACCGCCTCGGCAACAACAACAATAGAACCAACGCCGCCCGTAGCCGCGACACCCGTAACGTCTACATCCGCATTAGCTATAACGACAACAGAGCCGACACCACCTGTGGAAGCGATCCCTGTTATCGGAATGTTAGCTTCAGCGACGACAACAACAGAACCGAGCGCACCTGTAGCGTCCACTCCCGTAACAGTAACCGGAATAGCAGCGTCCCAAGGGCCTTGGGACCATGTACCTCTACCCCATCCGGTTATTGCGGCCATAAGGAGTTACCTCTTAGGCAATACGGATGATAGCGTTGCTTGCGTCGGCTGTTGGGAACTGAATAGTGAAATCACCGTTGGTCGAAGTTTTGTCCGAACCAAACGCCAAGATAACAACAGAATCCGTTGTGCCTGTGCCGCCACCCGTCTGGGTGTTGTAGATCATTGCGCCGTTCGCAGTGATTGTAGACGACGAAAACGTAAGGTCGTTGAAATCAGTGAACGCTGTGGTGCCGGAAGACGTCGGAGTGACGTTAACCAGAGCACCGCCACCAGCAGTGTAGCCTGTGCCAGACACCTCGTTAGTGGTCGAGTAGTCCGTTGTGGCCGCACTCAAAGTTGCGCTGCTTGTAAACAACGCCAGCTTGTAAGCGTCGGCCCCGTTAGTGAAATCGTGCTTGCCTTCAAGTAGTTGTGTCTTGAAGGACGTGCACATTGCTTGTGTGATCGCCATTTAAAGTCTCCTTATTGCGTCAGCTAGTTCAGGGTGCCCTGCATCATTGAGGGCATTATACACAGTTGTGCGGTCGCTGCGAATAGCTTCTCGCATATAAAAAGCGACGACCTTCTCCATGTGCTTTTGAAACGCCTTCGCCTGATCTCGTATCGCAGGGTGCGCTTTGTCAGAAACGCTGATCAGTTTTTCAACACAGCGTTCCGCAACTTCGTCCGGAGTAAACCCTCTGTTCTCAGTGGTCTTCACAACCATGAAAGGGGTCTCTGGGACACTTACATCTAACTTAAACATTACTGTTTTGGCCTTATAACTTTGCCAACCCGATACTCTTGGGTGGTCTCTTTAGCTTCGCCCAACATCTTCAAGCCTATCATCGACTCGTTAAACCGTTGATTGTACTGCTGCATCACATCAGGTTCGCCCTTCATAAAGATGTAGGCCTCAACCAATGCGCCGTAAAGCAATGCTAACTCACCGTTCTGACTAATCCAAGTAGTTCCGTCAGCGGCCCCTGCCGTGATACTAGCAGGGCGGTACAAATAGTGCAGCTCCACAACGTAATTGACATCTGGCGTGGGGCCAACAAGGAAGTTGGATACGTCAAACTGGGAGTAGTACTTCGGAACACCCTGTGTTGCAGTGTTCGGGTTGTACATCTGTACGAAAGAAACGTCTTTGTACTCGATGAACTCTCGAGATCCGTTCAAAGTGTAGCTTAAAGAGAACGGTGCCAAGAAGTCGCTCGGGCAGTTCAAGTACGGATTAGCCGCTGTCAGCGTAGCCGTCTGGTTCCTGCGGAACAGGTCCAGCTGCACATTCTTCAGAATGCGCTCCTCAGAAGCACGAATGAACAAAGGCAGATTGTTCACAAACGTGGTCTCTGTGTTCTCAGTGTAGTCTTGGATAGCCTGCTTTAGCTGATCGTATGTAAAACTCATGTCGTCACCACCACTACTGTTCCCACGGAACCTGTCGCAACAAGATTGTCCGCAGGGGACAGTCCAGGTTGCGCATTAAAACCGACGGGGTTCCAGCCCCATTGAATAGCCCGCTGCTCTGCAAGACCAGATTCGGGCCGAGGGTTTCGAAGGGCCTGCGGATCAGGGCCTACCTTGGGGGGATACAGCTGGGGGTGTTTCGGCTCGTACTCGTCAGGGCCAACCTTGGCTCCTGTCCACTCGACCTTCATCTCACGCAGACGGTAACGCCGTCCAGAGCGATCTGATATTCCCCAAGCATGTTTTCCACTAGCGTATGACATTAGACCCTCAAGTAACGACTGCTGGGCTGCAGCTTCAACGCAGTTCGACCCTCGTCTTCGTCCGCCGCACGTTGGAACTCTTCTTCGTAGATAGACTTCAGGACCTGAATGCGCTCGGGAGCCCGCTTCACAGCAAGGTAGTAAGCTAAACCTGCTGCCATACACGGGTAAAACCGGAACGGTAAATCCGTTGTGTTAACCATTGAGTCCGCGTCTTGGATTCTGCGAACATAGTAATAGATCAACTGATCCGTGGAGTTCTCTGGAACAGCCCACAGGTTGATAACAGGCTCAATCTGCCTGTCTAACCAGTACTGGCTTGTGCGGCCCTGGGTTGTCTTGTTCGGGAGCGTTGCATAGTCCCCACGACTAATGCGCTCAACCTCGTAGTCAGTGTTGTTGCGGCGAAGAACTACGTCCAGCAAATCAACGACATCAGACTGTAACGTCTCTTGTGCTTGCCCCTGCGTCAAGGTGATCGTCGCCTGCTTCACAGTCCACAGATTTAACCCGCGGTTAGCCCAGTCAGCGAACATCAAGTTCATAGACCGACGTGCCGTCTTAGCGTCGTAGCCCGTGCGGACTTCTAGCCCACACCGTTCATACGCTTCCTCGATAATCTCACCGACGTCGAGGTTAAAGTCTCTTGATCCTGATGTTGTCATTCTATCAGCCCATCTTTGTGTCGCGAACACCGCGCCCAGCCATTGCACAGCCACCGTTCTTGTATCGCACCATACCACCATTCTTCTTGCCTTGCGAATCCTTTATCGCTTTAGCAGTAGGGGCACCTTTATCGCCGGGGCTACGCATGCGCTCTCCGCTGCCGCCCTCGATGCGTTCTCTTTTCTTTTTGATATTGTCCCAGAGTCCGGGCTTACCCATTTTACGGTCCTTTTCTGGAGGCTTGGAAACTTGGAACGCTGTTTGCATCCGTGATACCGTCATAGTGGTTGGCCTTTCTAACTAAAAAATCTTGCCACATGGGCTTGATCATCGCGTAGTTCTCTTCAACCCTATACGAAACAACAGCAATTTCTGCCTTCATTTCAGAAACCTGTAGCGCACCCCAGCTTAACACCCCGAGAGACACCACAGAAATAATTTGTTGAAAGTCCAGCTTCACTTTGTCACCACGCCTTACAAGACCAGTACTTGGCCTTTAATTTATCTAATGTACCTTTATCACAACCGTGCCGCGCACGGAAAGACTTACGGCGCTTGGGATCCGATTTCTTGATCGTCATATTGGCATCGCCGAAACGAACAATCTTTTCTTTGCCATCCTTACAAGCCTTCACAACGGACTTCTTACCGCCAGAGATCTGACGTTTCGGTACGTTGCACTTCATCTTGGACTTGTCGATCTTTGCCATCAGAGTGGTCCCGCTTTCTGAATATACAAAACTTCGAACGCCGCTGAAACACGGAGGTCCGCATTCAACCCCGAAGCTACCGCTCTGTACTCAATGTCCGTTTTTTCAGGGATACGAACAGGAATAGAGTACGGTAAGGTAATCG